CTACACAACCACATTCAATACAGGACTGGTCACAATGGCATAAACAATCACATTTTTGACACTGTTCCATCATTGACTCACATTTAACACAAAGAGTATCGCAACCATCACACATTATTTCTTTTTTGTTATTAAACCCATAGCACCTTTAGCTCCCTTGATGCCAAAGCTCGCACTGCAGGCGATGTATAAGAGATGCTTATAATAATCAGGGAGTGAGTGTAATGCCTCAAACCCCTCTTTAATGTGTGGAGTCCATCCGGGAATGAACACTGCCACCGCCGGAACCAACAGGCATATTAAAATTAGCTCGTCTTTCCAGCTCCCTTTCATTTGATCGACCGCACTGGCCTCCCACGAAATTTTTCCCGCGATCTGAGCTTCTTTTAGGCTTTTCTGTGCCTTGATTTCAGTCAACGCTAGGTCTGCTTTTGCTTTTTTAGTCTCAACAAAACCTTTTACTGCATTACCGACCAAATTTGACAGTGGACCAACTAATAAATTAAACATTTTTCTTAACTCCTTTAATTTTTCCTTTGTTTATGCTTGCATAAAATACTTTTGGGCCTTCTTTTTTACCATATGTCTTTGTCATGGCTCTTTTTATCTTTTTACCCTTCTTGTTTAGTGGCATTTGCTCTTTCTCTCGCAACATTTGCACGTAAATTAGCTAAGTCATAGTCTTTTTGTAACTTCTGTGCGTCTAAAACTTGTTTATAGTCAAACTGATTTTCTCTTAAACCTTGTTGTTCACCTTTTAACTGTGAATCCATCTCCATTTCTGCTTGTCGAAGTGCTAATTCTTGTTGTTTCAACAAAACAAGTGGGTCCATGTTTTGATCTTGCATAGATTCTGCTTCTTCTAAGACCATTTGTTCTGTAATTTTTGCTATTTCTTCATCAATTTTTATTGCACGTTGCATTTGTAATGCTTGTATTTGTTCTGGTGGTATTTGATCACCAAATTGTGCACGTAATTTTTCTGCCTCTTCTACTAAAGCTTGATCAACAACTTGTGTAGCTAGTAACGACACGTGTTGCATAATGTGAGATGTTAAATTCATTACTGCCATAGGGTTTGCTTTTACTAAAGCTGATGACATAAAAAATCTATGTGCTTTTATATGTAGCTCATGATTTTGTTGTGGAAAGGCTTGTAAGTTTGCACCCTTTAAAACAACACTATGTTCTAATGCTGGATCTTGAGGTTGAGGTCCCTTTGGTATTGGTAATATCTGTTCAACATCTTTGACACCTAAAGCTAAGTACATTCTTCTATAAGCTTCATACAAATTATGCATCTGCGGATTTGATTGTGCTAATTGTAATTGGTTTTGTGCAAGAGTCACACGTTGTGACATAGAGAAAATGTTTGGATCTGATACAGGTAAAATATCTATTGCATCTGCAAAATCTATAATTTTTATTTCTCTAGGACCACCTGATACATTGTAAGGATATACGGGTGGTAAAGTTTGTTTAAAAATATTAGCTAATAAATTAAATTCTTTTTTCTGTGCATAGTGCAATCTTTTGTGAACTGCAGACATAACTTTTGTGCCGCGTTCCATTAAAGCCATTGTTGTGCCCACAGGTGTTTGTGAACTACCTATTTCAGATAATTGCATATCTGCTACAGCAGCAAACTGTTTACCTGCATCTACACAAACTCCGAGTAATTGTAATAAAACTTGGTCAGGCCCCTTGTATGGTAAAGGCATAAGTGCTTCTCTAATAATACCGTTCGGTGCATCAACATCTCTAAACTCACCAGGTTGTAAAGGCTGATCATCGTCACGAACTCTTAGTCCTCTTGATTTAAAACCTGCAGGTAAATTAGAAAGTGTTCCTGCATCTAATAATTGTCTAAGTGCAGAGGTAGCAGTTCTTGTCAAACCGCCAATCATATGGATTAAACCAAAGCCGTAGAAACCTAAACCTGGTAAAAACTTGTAATGTACAAAATAATCATTCTTTTTTCTTAGAGCATCTTGTTGATTATAATTTCTGTAAACGCTTAAAACTCTACCTGATGTTCTATCAATCGTTACAACATAAGGTAGCATAATCCCACTAGGCTCTCCGTTTCTAGGATCAATATCTTCAAAACCCTCAAGATCTAAGTCAACATGAACTTCATAAAGTTCTGCCATGTCACTTAAATAATCTGATCTTGTTCCGTCAATCTGATCTTTTTTTTCTTGTATGCCAGAGCTGTACTCATCACCTTCATAGGCTTGTAATTCTACATCTAAATAAAAACCAGAGACTTGTTTTTTTCTTAAGTCATTCATTGGCATTTTAATAATTTGTGTAATTCTTTCACACGTATCTAAATCGGAGGCACCATAAGGGACAATGACATCCTCTGCAGGTATAAACTTAGATGTGGCTCTATTTAAGATTTCGTCAAAATAAACTTTTTTAAATGCACTGCCAGATAAAGGTAATTGAAATAACAATTGATCCATCTCTGGATTATACTCTTCCATGACATGAGTAATCTCATAGTTCATGTAATCTTTCACACGTTCTGCAGCTTGTTGTAATTGCGTTGTATTTGCACCGACTACTTGAGTTCTAACAGGACCATCAGCAGGAAGTAATTCTACATAAGACATGGCCTGAAATTGTGTAACTGCTTGAGCTAACATAGGATGATTTACAGAAGACGCACCTCTAAAAGGTCTTGTGCGTTCCTCATACTTAAATCCTAGAAGGTCTAAGCCTTTAGTATACCCTTGCTCCCAATCTTCTCGTGATGATTTATCCGCTTCAATTTTTTCTACAAGGTCGCTTGATAAAGATTGCATGAAGCTCTCGTCTAAGACTTCTGCGAGGTTTGATGTAAATCCTACGGTTGGTAATGCATCTTCTTGACCTACTATAGCACTTCCATCTTCAATTATTTCTACGTCAGTGTCACTATCTGTATCTAAGTTTACAGTTGTACCAACTTCTTCAATTTCTATTTGTTCCTTATCATCAGGCTTTGCTGGGCCGTCTGCAGGATTATCAAGAGTGCTGTCGAATTTATCTACCATATTGTCCGAATATATCTGTTACTGAAACTAAACTATCTTTTGCTATTGTGCCACCATCTTTTTTCTTAAACATAAATAGAGGTCCTTTTGATTGTGGACTATCTAATGTCAAAGTAACCATATCAACAAGTTGAGGATTAAATTCTTCTATAACAATCAGGGCATCATTTATAATATCTCCTTCACCTAATGGCACCAAACTCACATCATTATCATCAGCACGCACGTAAAAATCTTGAAATTGTCCTGGAGCCACTTCTCTAGTCAATACGACATCTTTATCTCGATAACCTCCACCACTAACAAATCTTCTAATCTGTTCGGTATAAAATTCATTGATACCTTCTTCACTTTCTGTAGTTGTACGTCTAGCCACGTCCTCTTTGTTTAGTTTTAAACCTCCGTCTACATCTCTATTGAAAAATCTTAAAGCTTTGCTTGGTTTGGTATTGTCAACAATTTGTTCTATTGCTACATTACCTTTATATTTTTTTGCGATGTTTTTTAATTGTTGCACAGCTACCTGATCGTATAAGTTTTTAAATTTTTTACCCTCTGGTCCATCAGGATCTTTACCCCATCTTTGGTTTACCTTTTCGGCAGGCATAATTGCAACTTTATTTATACCTTTTGTTTGTGCATCTTTAATTGTAGCTTTAACTAATAGATCTACGTAGTCAGGTTGTTTGTTAAATGGTATGGGTGGAAATAATTCTAAATTTTTATATCCACCATATTGTAGATTCATATCATCTGCACTCTGCCCGAAAGCGACTAGCTCATCACTCTCTCTAGTTGAAGGAACCTGAATCCCTTTAAGGTCTCTTTCTAATTCACTGTCTCTTGTCAAATCAAGTAAGTTGTCTAAAACTTTTTGTTGCTGTGTTTCTATTGCATCAATACCAAAGATAGTCTGTGGATTAGGACTAGTTATATCTATTTCTGCAAGTTCATTTATTTGTTTTTGTAAGTCACTTAACTCTTTTGAATAAGTCGGTATTAATTCAGCACCTGCAGTATTTGGAAAAGGTTTTATAGCAGATAGATTTTCTTGTAATTTTTGTAGCGTTGCAGGGGGAAATGCTTGATTAATAGCATCAAGTTGTCTTTGGCCCTGAGCACGGTAATATTCATCTGTGCCTCCAATTCTTTCTTGTGCCTTTGCTTTTACGTTTTCTATTCTTTTTAATAAGGCATTTAATCTCTCCTGTTCTTTGCGAACTTTTGTTAACATGTCGGTTTGTAATTCTTGTATTACTGCAACTTGTTGACCTGATGCATTGTTATAATTAGCAACACGAGTAAAGCCAATAACATTCTCCTCTGCAAAGTGCCCACTTGCAACAAAAGCTTTTTCCTGACTAGGTAAAGGCCCTGCTTGTACAACGACCTCACGGTAATCTGTTCCTGCTTCATCTAAAGGTTGTTGACCTGCCTCCTGATGTCTTGGCCTACCAACAAAATTTTCATACCCTGCATCTTTACCTGTTGGAGCCTCTTTTACTTTTATTGATATATTACCCATCGGAGATGTTTCATAAAAGTCTACAAGTTGTTGTTGTGTAATTTTTTGATTAGGAAAATATTTATTAAAGTCACCAAGGTATTGCAGTATACCAGAGTCTCTAAGTTCTGCTTCAGGTGCAGCTTTACCCTTAAAGAAGTTTTGCCAGTCTTGTGGTCTTGCAGCCTTTGGTGCATTAGGGTCCATAATAGTTTCTAGTGTAAAAGACTTTAAAGCAAAGTCAGAGGGTTGCATATCCTGTTTAGCAGGTAGTGTTGTACCTGGTGGTGCTTGTTGTGTATCTGTTTGAATTTTTTTCTTAGGTGTTTCTACTGCATCTACTTTACCAAACACTTTAAATAGTTTTAATGGATTAAATGCAGTTAAGTTGCCAGAGTCTACAGCTTCTTGAAAGAAGTCTTTACCTTCAAAAGCTGGGTCAGGTGCGAACTGTTGTTGGTTAATATTTTCTAACGGATCACCGCCAATTGCCATACGTACAGCTCCGCCTTTTTTAAATAAGTCTGTTTTATCAAATTTAAATACTGGAAAACCTTTTCTAATAGGAGATGTAAGACCCGCTCTTTTTTTTCTTTCTTCTGCGCTACCTGCTCTACCTAATTCTTTTTTGTGAAACTTAATTAGTTTTGGATTCTTTTTTGCTTTTTCAAAATAATCTTTTACTTGTTTTACAGCTATATTTGCTTCATTGACTATATTGTCCGGTGACAGTTGTTTTTCTTTACCTAAAAATAATCTACCATCGCCCACGTTTAAACCGTTACGCTTTAGTACAGCTTCAATATCGAGAGTCCCTGCTATCTCTGGTATTTTGTAAAAACCACCCATATTTCTTTTGTTAAAGACTTTGTCATAATTTTTTAAAACTTTTATTAAATCTTTAATTTCTTTTTTATTACCTTTTTTTAAAGCCTTTCTTAATTTACGAAAGTGGGATTGTATTCCTCGTTCAACTCTAACTTGTAATTGCACATTATAGGCTGCGGGATTGATTCTAATGTTGTCTGCAAAATCACCAATGACTTTTGAACTTAATTGACCACCAATCGGCGCAGTGTGAGCCAACTGTGGACCAAATATTTTTTTTAAATTTCTTATAAAACTATCTTGTCCTCTCTGAGTTGATAAATCAATTTTTCTTTTGAGTGTTCCGCCATACTCCTTTAAAAAAGCATCACGCATTTTAAGTAGCTGTTTATCATTTGTTTCATCTAAAAACGTCTTTCTTAAAAATTCGTCCACTTCATCCATTGCTTGTCGTCTTGCGTTTTCTGAAAAATTAAACAGAGGAATGTTTGGTTCCTCACCTCTAGCTAAATCATCATTCATTCGACTATTTAATATTTCATCCAAAATAGTTTTATTATACTCAGCTCTATTTTTGTATAAACCAGTTGCAAACTCATCTGATTGTGCAAACTCATCTGCAGTCATAGCGCCAGCGTTTCTCATGTCCTCTACAAAACCTTTTAAATCTGTACGTGCAGAGTTAGCTAAATATTTAGCAAAAGCTGGATTGCCTGTATCAACTGTAAAACCAAATTTTGAAACTATGTCAGTTGCTTTTTCATACTCACTGCCTGAACCATCTATTATGTCTTGAATTTTATCACCTGTGGATGGTTTTGCCTCTCTAAATAAAGGTGAGCGTGGTAATAATTGTTTAAACTCATCTTCTGTTATCTCTCCAGATTTTAAATATTGTTTTATTTTTTTGCCCTCTAATGGCACTAAACCTGACTCTCTCATGGCTCTAACTATTTCTTCAAAAGATATTTCATTAGGATCTAACTGATTTCTTAAAGCATATTGGTTTTTAAATGCAATCATTTCATTGACCTTAGCTACTGATCTTAATCTTCTAGCTTCAGCACTAGCCTGTAATGTTTCAGGAGTTGGTCTACCTGTTACCACTAATTCTGGAAACTGCTGTCTTAGCCTTTCAACATTTATATTATTATCACGTGCTATTTTTGTAAGCTCACCAGGTTTAACAGCATTTGGTGTTCCTTGTCTTTTTCTAATATCCTGAACTACTTTAAGAAAATCACCTGTTTCTGATGGTCTGTATTTACCTATGATTCCGACCTTAGGGTCTCTTAGTTTAAAAGGTATTTTTAATCTTTTTTGACTTACTTGTTTATCCTTTGCATCAGATATTTTTCTGACACTTAAATCTTTTATTCCTGTTTTATCCTCAATGGCTTTAACAAAATCAGCGTCATTTGTGTATTTTTTACCCTCATCTAATTCTTCAATGACTGCTTTTACAATTTTTTTATCATTACTTAAATTAGGTGCTTCGAGTTCTTTTTTTAAACTATCTGAAACTTGTACTTTTGGTCTAGCAGTAAAGGTCATTTCTGGACCTTTTGTTGGTGTTCCTGTTTTAAATCTTAGGTTTTTTTCTTCGGCCTCTTGTGCTTGTTTAGCAATCACATCTTGTTCTGTAAATCTTTCTGTGGTGCGACCCCCCTCAATCATGTCTGTATCAGATCGCCCTAAACCAAAATTTTTGTGATGATAATTTATTCCTATTTTATTTGCATCTTCTGGAAACTCTGTTTTTAATGTTTGTCTAATTTCTTCTATTGGCTTACCTGCAGCTCTAGCATCATTTAAAAATTTTAAAGTTTTAGCACCCACCTTTAATACACCCGTGGTTGCTAACCCAAAGATGCCTGTAAAATCTAACGCATCTAAAAAAAACATCGGTTTACTAGCCAGTGCTTTATCCATAAAATTTAGTTCCTCACCACGATCTTTTTTTTCTAATGCCTTTCTTTGGTCTCTGAAGAAAGTTTCTAGAGTTGCTTCAACTCCCTCACTTAAAGTGCCACTTTTATATCCATACTTTTTTAGTAGTGGGCCTAATACAGGATCTTGTAGTTCTATATTTGATGCAGAGATTCTACTAGGATCAAGCTCCTTACCTGCTTCTGCAAAAGCTTGAGCCATAGAAAGCTGTCTACCTAAAATTTCTTTCCCAAACTTATCTTCTCTTGTCAAATCACCTGTTAATGTTTCATAAAACTTTCTTTGTGCTTTATCTAAAAAACTTAATTCTCTTGGAGCTAATTGTTGCTTTGACTCAAACTGTATTGCCTGTTGCTCTGTATCTGTAATAGGTTGTCCAAAAGGATTTAATGCTGTTCTTATTTCTTTTGTTGGGTCCGAGGGCCGTGGTTGAGCCATTGCTCTATCAAGCTCTCCTAGCACTCGTTGTCTCTCCTCTTCTGCAGGATCACGTTGTATCGGATTTCTTCTCTGTGGTATGACAGATCTCTCAGGTATGAAAGTTTGTGGAGCATTTGGAAACTCAATACCAATCTTTGGGATTGGTAATGGTCCCCCGTTAGCCATAGGCACAGGCCCACCATCCTTAACTTGTGCTAGTTTACCGATTGACATTAAAAATTCTTCGAGTCTCTCTCTTGGCACCAAACCTTTACCTATTTGTCCTGGATCAATTAAATATTTATCACCGTAATTTTCTATTAATTCAGATACACCTCCGATGGCATCTATATCCTTACTACCTCTCAAAATTATTGGACCTGCTTTAGATTCTCCTCCATTAGCCATGTAGGCAGGGTCATTTAAGATTACATCATCAAAAGGATTGTAGGCCATTAATAATACTCCGTTTGTCCGTGGTCCGTGGGCTCATCTTCGTAGTCATCTTGCAATGCA